CGCGTAACGCGTCTCATCCCCGGCGTGGTCTTCGGAATCCGTGTCGACGTCCTCCGCCTTGGAAGGATCGTGCTGCAACATCGGGAGCGTGCGGATCGTGTGCGTGCAGGTGGAGAAGAAGTACAGCATCGGCTTGCCGTCCTCACCTACCAACCGGCTGCGCAACTGATCCCAACCCGGTATGCGCTTGTTATCCGCCGGCCGCCAGATCGTGGGCGCCATGCGGCTCGCGATGCTCGGGCCACCATCCTCGGCGAAAGCTGCAGGATCAATCACCCCGTAGGCCAGATGCTCCTTCTCTCGTTCGCGGATGCCCTGCCCCACTTGCTCCGCCGTAAGTTTGAGCCCCACGTTGGGCTGGCCATCCTTCATGCCGTACCACTCGCGGTACTTGATCAGTGCTCCACGGGGAAACTGCTTCAAGGAGCCATCTGAGACTGCATACCAGCCGACACTGAAAGGCTTGGCCGATCCCCAATCATTCGCTCGAAAGCGGGTCCAACCAGCCGGTAGCTCCATAGGCGCCACCACATGCCGGGGTCCTAACTCGGGGAAGAACGCACCCTCGATTGAGTTCCAATCGCCCTCGAGCCACGCCTGAACGAGCTGCGGACTGCCGACTAGGTACAGCCGATTGATGTAATCCGGATCGTTGTGCAGCAGAATCTGGTTATTGGTGACTTTGCTGGGAATGTAAACGTACCGATGCTCCTTGCCGTTCGGGAGCGTGCGCGTCAGCACTTTCAATCCCAAGGGAGCAGGATCCACATAGCGCTGCCGGATCCAGCCCTGCCCTGCGCCACCCGGGTTACCGGTCAGCACCAACTGCGTTGGTACTCCCTTAGCGCTCCGCAGCACACCATTCAGCCGGTCGATCGGCGTGGGCAGCTCATAGTTGCCCGCCTCCTCGACTGCCGCATCTGTAAGGCTCTGGCCCTGGTACTTCTCCGCATCCTGGATGGTTTCCAAAGGCCGGAAGCGGATACGGCCGCCACCGGGCATGATGAACAGCTTCTTCTGCTCGCTGTAGCTCGCCCGCAGCGGGAGATAGATCTCCTTGGCCCGCTCGATCAGGTCGTCCTGCTGCGGCATCTCCTTGCGGAAGAACACCGCATTGAAGTGCTTGCCGTAACGCTTGGCCTTAATTCCGAACTTGCCAAGCACCCCATCCGTCTTGCCACCACCTCGAGCTCCCCCAAAGAAAATCTCGGATAGCGGGCAGTCAATTAGGAGCTTTTGCGGCCCCGGCTGCGGCGCCCACGTAATCTTCGGCTTGGGCTGCCCATTGCTCTGCGGTGAGCGGTTTGTCGGAGATGTCGAATGTTCCAATCTGACCGTCCACGTTCAATTCGGTCTGGGTAAGCGTCGGTAACGTACGTGCGAGCAACACTTCAGCGGCACGAACTTGAGTCGCAGTCATCTTGTTCTTGCCAAACACATGATCCTGAAGCGCTTTGGCGAGTTTGGTCGTCTGGATGCGCTGACGAACGATATCGGGGGTCCAGATCCCCTTGGGGCGGCCCATCAGCTGAGCGCCTGGAGGTTAATGACGTCCCATTCCTGGATCTCATTGAACACGGTATCCGGTGAGTCGGAATTCGCCTGGATGGTCATGACTTTGCGCTCGATCGGATTGGAGGTGCGGATGATCTTGTTGAGACCGGCATCTACGAAGATCTCCACCACGGCATCCGGCGAGACCGCAGTCCAGTCAAGCACGGTCTGTCCAGTTGTCTCGCAATCGATGCGATATTGCAGTGCGCTGGGGACTTGGGGTTTCTGATCCCGGTCATAGAACTTGGCCTTCACCCAGCATCGGGAGGCCTCATTGAGTGTGGGGACCATTACTTCTTCCGAAAGAATGTGCGGATGGAATCGCGCTCGAAGGTGACGATCATTGATTCAACCAAGGTCGCCGCACTCACCTGGCCGGTGGCGGCAAGGCCGAAATTCAGCGTGACAGGAGCGTTTGCGCCCAACGTGTAGGTCGTCGCCACATCCAAGTGCGTGTCGAGGATTCCAGCGCTCGAGAGCACGCCTCCACTGATAATGGGAGTGCCGTTGAGCGTGAGTTGCAAGGTCGATACAGCGCTTCCCAGGGCGCTCAGAGAGCCGCTGATCCCTTGGGTGATATCCAAGGAAGCGTGACCTTGGAAGACTGTCCCAACCGTCCCAGAGAGGCCGAAGGTAAGCGGGAGGGTGGGACTTGAGCCGAATCCACCTATAGCGGTGAGTCCGCACGTGATCCCCGGAACGGCTGTGCGAGCCTGAAAGCTCTGACCGATACCGCTCAATCCAAGACGGAGTGAGGACAGATCGGTGATATTGAACTCGATCGACTCCGGGGGCGTGAGCCCGAATTGAATCCCCACCGTGGTGGTGACACCAGAACCGGCCGCCGTCAGCCCAAACCCAATTCCCAGACTCGCGGCGGTGGCAGTAATCGGGGTCTTGAGCAGCAGCAGCATGGTTCTCTACTCAGTCCACCGTCTCTGCCAGACTTCCGCTGTTGAACTGGAACTGGTTCCCGGTATTGATGGTCACGTCGCTCGAGAGCTGCGCGTAGGTGAGGACGTTGCCGGCAGTACTCGCATCCATGATGGCGACATACCGCACCACGCCCCATCCGGCGGTCGCGCTGGTAAATGTCACCGTCGAGGCCGAACCGTCTCCGTCCGTGGGCGCCCCGAAGGTGACGGCAACACGAGCATAGGATCCGCCGGAGACCTCATTGGTGAGGGTTCCGGCCTTGATCTCGGCAAGTGTTGCCGTAGAGGTGAACAGCGCCGCATACACAGCCGCGGGGCTCGTATAGCTGGTCGCGCGGTAGACGTGATTGGCGATTTTGTTCGCCAGATAAGTCGATGCGGGCATGGGCACTCCAGAATGAAAAAGCCCAGCGGGCTCTTGATCAAATGTTGTGAGAGATCAGATCAAAACGTAGACGAGATGACCTCGCACACCGACCGCGGAGCCGAGGTTGAGATTCAAAGCCGCATTGGCGGCGGTCTCGAAGTGACCGACTGGACTGAAGGGGGCTGCCACCCCGGTATTGGCAATGAGCGACATCGCTCCGGTAATATCCGTCGATCCATTCTGAAATTTGGCCGTCGTGGTGCCATCCGCGACCAGCACATAGGACAGCACACGGATCTTGTGGGTGGCATCAGCCGCGACAATCGCGGTAGCGCCGCTGGAGCTGTCAGAAATGCTCGCGAATTTTGGGGTGATGATGGTCCCGACATTCGACATCTGCGAGGTCTCGAGAGTCGTCTGGGCCGGAAGCGGTTGGGCGACCTGGGTGTCCGTGCCAGTGCCATCCACTCCCCACACGGGCTTGACGCGCTGAGCTTGAACACCACTGCCAATATCATCACTGGCGATCGTAGTCCCGGAGCCTGCGGTTATACTCACGTTGTCGGACACATATCACCTTGAAGTTAACCCACACCGAGAAGGGAAAGTCGTGGAACAGGGCTCGCACCGCCACCACCCCCGGCCAGCTTGAAGGTGTCGATACAGCCGGCCCAGGCACCGGAATTCGTCCATGTCCAGTGCGCGGAAGAGGTCTCGGTCGCAGCCAACACCTTGAATGAAGCTTCACCACCGACGAAGGTACTTGCGTCCTGCTCTACGCCCATGGAGCTGAAGCCGGTCGTCGCGGGATCACTGATTCCGGCTGGCGCCGGGGAGTTATCCGCGCACAGGACGGCAATGACGATTTCCGCAGCCTGCACATTGGCGCCACTGCAGGTCACCGTGGCACTCGTGGCCGTGCCGCTTCCGCTGCCTTGCTTGTCGAGAATCGTCCCGGTGCCAGGATTGCTAACCCATACTCCGAATGCACTGCCGGCATGGAACCCGGCTGCGGAGATATTGACCGTGACTGTATAAGTGCCGGTGGGCGCCGCTCCAATGTCAGGGCAGTAGTAGATGTAACAGGACACATCTACGTTGACCTTGGAACCGGCCGCTGTGAATGTGTTGCTTTGGTTGTCAGTGATAGAACTGACAGATCCATCGAAAATGGATACACAGATAAAGACAGCGGAATGAGCCGGCGGCGGGGTCACCCACGAAATCGTATCCGCGAAGGTGCCGGTTTGTGCCCACGAGGTGTTGGTTGCTACACCGGTTGTCATTGGAAGGTGCCGGCAATTAGCGGGTTAAAGGGGCCCGTGTAAATTTGCAACTTCAGTCCCGAGAACGAGGCAAAAGCGCCTTTGCGCAATACAAGAGTGATCGACGTATCCGACCAGGCTGTACAGATGCAGATTTCACGCAACGCCGAGGTGGTTGAATAAATGGCCTCGTTCGAGACCATCACTCGGTTGTGCGAATCATCGAAATAGATGGCGTGGTTGTAGTCATTGCCGATCGGATTGGGGTTGCCCGGGACATTGTTGCTTCCCAGGTTACTGTACTCACTTAAGAACCAATCCGTTTTGTTACCGTGGAATGCCGTGCTGTTGTTCATGAACCGCGTGTTGATATTGGAATAGCAACACATGCCGTCCACGATGAACTGCCGGATTCCGTCAGTATTGTTCAGCGTTCCTTCGGAGTAGAGGTATTCGTGGGTATGCCAAGCGTTGACGCCTTGCCCATTGCGGGCCGCATCGGGCTGTTTATCGTAAAACGCTGATGTACCGATGCTCTCTACGTAGGTCGAGGCGTCTCCCCCAAAGATCATGTCCGGGGCGGTGGTGCCTGATGTCCAGCCGCGCAATATCTTGACGTTGACCAGGTAGTTATCCCCGGTCGCTCCGTTACCCCAATCCCAGATGTGATCGAAGTAGGCCTTCCTGAAGCAGTACATCAGTCCAGTCGCACCCGAGGTGAGCATCGGGTTCTGCCAGATGATCGGCGCCGGTGGCCCTTTCCAACCGCTATCGGCCGCGACAGTCTTGGCCGCACCTATCGCGTTGACGGGCTTGATCGCGGTTTGAATGGTGGAGCTGGGATCGGGCGAGAGACTGATGCCCGGGTTGCGGCACAGCGTCGCATGTGTCTTGAAATCGGTGTCAAGCGGGAAGTAATACAGCGGCAACGCGCCACCGGGCTTGGTCCCGAATCCGCCCCCGGACTTGGTGATGGTGATTGTGCCACCATCCGTGAAGGACCCGGTGACCGTGAAGCCGGCAGCCGGCGTAAACCCTGCCGTCTGGGGACCCATCAGAATGCGCCCGTCGCCATCGGCCAAGCTGATCGATGTCACGGAGGCGCCGTTGTTGATGGTCGGCTGCTGCGTCCCGGTGAGTGCCTGGTAGGTGCCCCCTAACGCAACCGTCTGTGCGCCATTGCCCCGCGGGTTCCAGATGGCGAGCACGCCCGTACCGCTCGTGCCGGTAAAGGCGCGCGAGTAGACGCCTATCGGCCCTTGGGCCCACGTGGGTGAGGTCGGTCGCGTCGTGACCGGCAGACCCATGTAGCCGCGCTTGACGTTGACCTGCGTCAGCGAGTCATCACCGAACTCGTCGTACCAGCGCGGCTTGGACCAGTCGTAACCGGAAGAGCCCACGCCGAAATAGCCGTCATCCATGAGCGCGTTGCACAGGCCGCAGCGCATCTCCTGGTAGTCGAGCGGAGAGCCCGCAGTCACCGAGACGAGCGTCGAGCCGCCGCCATTCACCCAGGAGGCGGCGGCGGAGCCGTCAGCCGCCGGCACACGGATGCCAAACACCACAAGCTTCGGCGGCAGACAGAAGTCCATCGCCTGGTAATAGTTCGCGAGCACATTCGGCGCGCCCGAGAGCCAGTTGCCACCCCCGGCTTTGCCGGTCTGCTGGTATTCCCAGGACGGCGCACCGGCGCCCATCACATCCTCGAGCACCCCACCGTGAAGGGTATTCTCCAGTCCAATGGTCAGCGTGGTGGTGCCGAACTGATACTTGTTGGCGTAGTGACCGAAGTTCGCGAAGTTGTAATAGGTCTTTCCCGCCGTTCCATAGGTGGAGGCCATGGTCTGGAACTGGTCGAAGAAATTGTGGATACCGCGCGCGAGTAGGGGTTGCGGCGTATCCAATGCCGGAAAGCCACCACCCTGCTGGGCACCCGGGGCCACGTTGATGCCGTCCAGGTACGAGTTAGCGACCGTGCCCGCGCCATCTAGGGCGGCAAAGGCATTGTCCAGCATGACGCCCGCTGCCGAGGGCGCGGCCATCTGGGCGTTGAAGGTGAAGCGCGGATCCACGGTGGAACCGCGGATCAGCAGCTTCAGGGCGGCGTAATTGCCGTTGGTACGCGCGACGCCTTGCTGGCCGGTCGGACTGCCGGTGGACAGCGATCCGTAATTGGTCCCCACGATTGACTGACCGATGAGCGCGCTGCCAATCCCAGTGGGCCAGGCGGTCGAATAGTTGATGAGGGTGGCGCCCGCGAAGGCTGAGGGCGTTTTGGTCCCGGTCCCGCCTGCACTCTCGTACATCCAACCGTTCATCGCGTTGATTTGGGCGATGAGCTGGTCGTAGCCGGTCCCGCTGCCTGAAGGGTTACCCTCGCTCATGATGTGGTAGAAGAACGTCAGCGTGGGCCGGCTGGTGTTCTTCGGCACCGAGTAGGTGCCGTTTTTTAACAGCGCCTGGACGAGATTTTCGCGATCGCGGGCACCGCTGGTGTCCCACCCCTCAAACACACCCGAGAGCACCGCGAGATCAAAGGCGCCAATGGTTTGGACCGCAGTGCGCGCGGCGCTTCCGGCGGCAGCGGTGGTCCACGCGGGGAAACCGGTGGTGGCGTTGGACCCATAACTCTGATCCCCACCATTGCCAATGAGCGCTATGCGCGGAAAGGTCAATGCGGGCGCTGCGGCACTGACGGTGAGCGGGTTTGAGACAATCCCGGTCGTAAACTGATCATATGCCTCGATGGTGTAGAACCAGTTGCCACTCGCAAAAGTGTCATTGAAGCTCAACGCCAGAGCATCAAATACCGTCGTGTAGGGCCCGGATACGACTGCGGCGCGCTTCAGGCGGTAACCTACGATGATGCTCAGTCCGGTAGGTACGGGGGCCGTCCAACTCAGCGTGGTGGTCGTAGGGCTCGTGGTGAGGGCGGAGAGACCCGGCGCGCTCAAGGGACGCGTCAACGAGCTGGTTGCAATAATCTGCAAATCAGTGACCTGAGCGGGGGGGCCCTCGGAAATGAAAAAGCCCCCAGAACGGGGGCTTTGCATGCTGGCAACTGTTACCAGTTAGCTGACTATGCAGTCTAGACGTCTAACAAATCAAGGGTGTCTAGACGGGAGAATTACAGTTTGATCCCTTTTTCATGAAGTCGTCCGCGAAAATAACCCAGCGCGCTCTTCCAGTGGAGATAGATCGTGGCCCGGCAGATGCCGCGGTGTTTCGCTTTCTGTGCCGACGAGCCACCCGAGGTATACCAATCGTCCATAACTCCGCGCTCGCGCTTCGGTGCAGTCGCGCGGACTTGATCAAAGGCGACCTGATCGTCCGGCATCTCCCCGAGCACACCACCCAAGACCGCGCCGTCATGCAGCAGTCGCATGAGCTCCAGCGGATGCAGCTTCGCGGCTTCCCTCACATTGCGGTAGTACCGTTCCGCCAGGGAGTTCACCCCCTGAAGCTCCGCATCCAGCTTCGTACTGCGCTGCTCGACCTCGATAGGAAGAACCATTGCGATACTCGCGTTCATTTACTCTCTCTTGAAATATTGTATTGCCATGCAATAACTTCCAACAGCGTACAATGCTTCACACGGCGTACGCACGATTGGAGTGCCCGTTACCTCAAGGAAATTACGCTGTGCCTGTTGCCGCTTGTCCAGCGCCACGGTCAGCTTCTTGCCGCGGCCGGTTTTGACCTCGAGCAGTTGCACAATCCCCGGTGCCCAGGAAGATTTACGGACAAACAGATCAGGCTCATCGCGTTGCCAAACATCGAAGCCAGCCTGCTCGAGCGCCTGAATAATCGCCGACTCCGCGGTATCACGTCGTTTCGCATAGCGCTGCAAGCTCACCGGAATTCCCCGGGCCATTGCTTCCACATCGATTCGAGCTGATCGCGCAGATCCGTCAGGATTTCCCCCGGCGAGCGCTCCAGGACGTGGTGGCG